TTAAACAATAAATTAAATCTCTCTGAGTGTTACCTGTGGGTCTTTGTACTTTTCACACAAACCATTCATCAAACCCATTCTGATACCTTGTGCCATTTCCTCAGTGATGTCATAAAATACATTTGCACACTTCAAATTGATTTCCTTACCATTGCTTGTAAAAGCCTTGAACTCATAATTTTTCTTTTCCATTTTCATTATATTTTTAAGTTACACATATTGTTTCTTGATTTCGTTTGCAAAGATAAGTCGAATTTAACAAAAAACAAAATAATTTTCATTAAAAAACCTTAAAATATTTGGAGATGCCAAACTTTTTTATATGTCCAGTGGAAAATATACATTTTTTAACAAAAAAGTTGGACATTTAACAGAAAAATACTATATTTGTATATGAAATTTGAATCTTTTTCAAAAGTTCATTATATTTATAAGTAAAGGACACTGATTGCAACGGTGTTGGGAAAAGTCTTTCTGCATTTTATTTCAACTTTTCCCTTTCCTTTTTTCTTAATGAAAGTGCAGGATGATAATAATTGATTGAAATAAAATGATTTATGTTTAACTTTAAATTGTACAACGCAGCACTTGAAGATGCTAACTTAACAGATAAGGAATTTAGGATGTTATGTCTTTTCCTTAACAAATCCTCAATGGATAAATCTGACACTATTGAGATGTTTAACGGTTTTTTGATGGATAAATTGAATTTATGTGAAAGACATATCAGGCGTTTAACAAATTCACTTGAAAAGAAAGGTTACTTTACAAAAACCATTACAGGTACCGTTAAGAATAGAAATGCAAATACATACACATTGAATTGCACAGAAAAGTGTGACAAAAATGTCCCCCCCTGTAATATAAAAGATGAGGACAAAAATGTGGACATAAAGTGTGACAAAAATGTCCCCCCATATAAAGAACATATAAATAATAATAAAAAATATAATATATCTAAAGACTTTAGTACATATGGTAATAGTACCTGTAGAGAGAAGGATATAACCAAATGGACTAAAGTATTTTATGAAAATAATAATTTAAAAGAGAATGAAATGAGTGACAACGGAACGAGTGTAATGAACGCAAAGAGGAATGAAGTGGAACGAAATGAAGATAACTTCAAAGAGGATATAATCTCAAAGGCGATAGGTAATATAAATCTGGATAAATCTTCAATGTTTGATGCTAAATCCCAAATGGAGTATGATGCAGCATTGGAAGACCTTAAACTCCAATTGAAGAAGATACAGGACAACACTTCAACGGAAGCATACAACAATTTCAGGGCACAGTTGGGCAAATGGTTCAATGCTTCAAAGCCATATATGAAATTCGCTCAGTCCAAAAAGAAAAAAGTGAATGCTGCCCCCGCACCGACTGATGAAGAAAAGGGAAAACTTGAATGGTTTGTCGAGGGTGTCAAGGTTTCAAAGTCCGTTGAGGAAGTGAATAAAAACTTCAACAAGATTGACCAGATGTTTGAAATCCTTTATGGGAAATACCCACAGAACGCTGTGGACAAACTTTATGAACGCACCACTGACCGTCTGTCTGAATACAAGAGAACAAATCCAATTGTGGCAGAGTACATAAAAAACGTCACTGGTGAGCCTCAAACGGTTGAGGTGGAACAACTACCCACCAATGAAGAGAAAACCCGTCAGAACGCAAGCAAATACCCTCAAATCGAAGAAGAGAGTGATATGGATATGTGCTGTGAAACTAAAGTGGCATAAAGTAAAACAAATAATACAGAAGAAATGATAACAGTTGATTTAAACACCTCATTCGAATGGAGAATGACAAATGACACTCCAAGAGATATTGAAGAGCCTATATTGTGCTTAACCGATAACGGCAAGTTAATGACCTTCAAAAACACAAAGACGTTGATATGGCCAAACACCGTTGAATCAGGATTTGGACATCTTGTGGAGAAATATAAGATAAAGTTGTGGGTCTATCAAAAGGAACTGTTACCCGATGAGATTATGTTTATACAGAATGGTACAATTGATTAATCCTCCCCAGTAATCCCAAATTCCTCACATATCCGCTTCCAATGCCTGTCATCCCATATGTCAGCTATCTCTTCATAATAATCGTCACCATCACCGAAGCCTACCATAAAGATGTTTAACTTTTCTTTTAAGTCTTGTCTGGTACCGTGTACCTCAAAGTCACCGTCTTTTGATTTAAAATGCCACATAATTCGTAATTTTTTTGAAAAAAGTTAAAAATTACTAGCAAAAATAGATACTTTTCAGAAAAAAATGATATTTATATTAAAATAATTAACAAAACTTTTGGTTTATTAACATTTTTGCACTATATTTGCAAATGTAATCAAGTATATGAGGATTAAAGGCAGACCGTTGTTACAAAACACTCAGATGATGTACTGAGAATAAACAAACACATAATTCCAAATGGTAGTACTAGGATGCTTGTAACGGATGGTTCTTCTACTTGGTTCAAATGAAAGACAAATAAAGGTTATGGAAAAGGTAAATTATGACAACGTGGAACATATATGGCGAGAGATACCTGGCTATGATGGCAGATATATGATGTCTACTGATGACAGGGTTGTTGACTTGCAACCTGAAGTTATGGACTATAATAGTATGTGGCTATATGAAAAAGAAAGAAAAAGAGACCTTGTTATAAAGCATAATGCTGTATATTTAACGAAAGATGGCAAACGATTTGCATTTAGGTTTTATAATTTAAAAAGGGAAGTTTTTCCAGAACTTTATTTCATAAGTGATGAAAAAATAAATGAAATTAAGGAACGTATTGAAAAAAACAAGGTTGCAGTTACATATGACCTTGACACATTCAATAGGCTTATTTACCCAAACAGGTTGTTATACATTTTGGATGTAACACAGACTGAGGGCAGAAAATGGAGAATTCCAACAAAGGTTGAGATTGATGATACAAACCACACATTTGTCTTGTACAAGGGTCATAAGTACTTGGGAGTTGGGCTAAAATATATAATCTTATTTGATGATTTGTTCCCAAAAAATGGAAGACCGTATGAAGAAGACCCATATAAAGAAAACAAGAGATGCGGTATGAAGAAGAAAAGAGGCTCAACCAAGGAATATAATATGGGATTGTTGTAACTGTGTTGTTTTAAACCATTATATAAAATTTTTTTACAATTACACGCATATTGTTAGTTTATTAAGAACGAGCGAGTTCGCAAATATCACCAGTCCGTGATGGATAGGTGATATTTTTTTTGCATTTTTCTGGTACTTTTCGTTTCAACGTGATACTTATTGTAAAATAAACTTACAAAAGTATTATAATGGATAACTTAATAAAAGCAACAGAGGCAACAGACAAACACATTTATCAGTTATTTTTAAAACAACACAACAAAGATTACAAGTTAATAGCACCAGAGAAAACAGAATGCCCCTATGACCTTACACAATTGACTGACACATCAAAGGACTTGATTGAAATAAAAGTAAGACACAAGTATAGTTTTGAAAAATTTGATGACATCTCAATTGACACCTACAAACTAAACAATCTTTTACTAAACAGAGAAGAGGAATCAGCAACATCGGTTTATATTTGTGCAATGTACCCAAAAAGTGATAAAATTATTTTAATTGATATAACCTTTCTTGATTATAACAATGATGATATCGTAAAAAAATATGCAAAATGGCATACGATTTCGACAAAGAACAACAAAAAGATAAACAAAACGTTTATTCCATTAAAAATCAAACAAAAAAAAGATATACATCTTGGTACAAAAACGTATCAATATAAATTTCCAAATTTAAAGGAAACCTATATCAATACGTTCAAAAAATATTGCAAAAAGTATAAAGTACCAGAGAATATTATGGAAGAGGAACTGAAAGATATTTAATCATACCTTTTCCTTTCAAATCTCTTTTCAAGCCTTACATTATCTGAAAAGTCAACTCTTACACCACTGTCAAGAACCCATACAAGTTGGATTTTTGCCCCCAATGTGGCATACTCCCAATGACTGTTGTCAATGTATCCTATCTTATTTTTGACCACAATGTTGAACTTCATATTGCCAACCTCTGTCACCTCAATGCGCTCAATGAGTTTGTCAATGACTTCTTTTTTGGCTTCATCTGTCCAACCGCTGTTTTTGCGATACATCACTGTATGACTTTCAATGCTGTCCAAAAAGTCTTGCATTCTCTGGTTGTCGGTCTTCATATTGGCAATCTCTGTCTTGAGTTTGGCAATCTCTTTCTCACACTGTTTTATGGTCGTTTCCATCTTCTCTTTTGGGTAGTATTTTGGCTGTGCAATGTTCATATCAATTGCTCTTGCAATCTGTGCCTCCAAATCCTCAATGTCATTGGTATAATTCTCAATCTTGGTCTTGTTTTCATCAATCTTGACTTTGTATTCTTGTTCCTTTTGGGTGTCCATATCCTCATCATATACAGCCAACAACTGAAAGGCACAGTGCCACACCATCCAATCCATTGCGTTGATGGAAAGAGATATTGTACGCACTGTTTTCCTTGACTTATAGGCAATGGAAGACCTTGAAGCATAAAGTGATGTACCATATTCTGTGTCATATAACAGACCTCTGCAAAAGTAAATGTCCTTGGTCTTATGCCTTTGTGAATGTGTCGCCAATTTTGTCTGTACTGCGTTGAATGTGGCATCATCAATCAATCTTGGGTACAGGCCATCACCAACATATGCTCTGTCAGACAACAACCTTGCTATTTGTTTTGAACCAGAAGCATTCCTATGAAAAGGCTTGAAATAACCCAATGCGGACAAATGACGGTATATTGAAGAACAGGAACCATTCTCTTCAAGATACATATTGAACACCTTTCGCACAACATCAGCATCCTCACCCTCTGCAAAGTGTTTGTCTTTTGTCAGTTGGTAGCCAATCTTGATACGTCCACCAGTAAACTTTCCCTCTGCCTTGTTTCTTTCCTTTGCCCTTTTGAAACGTTCTTGTTTAATAACCATTTCCTGTTTGCTCATTGTTGCAAAAAGACTGAATGCAAGTTCGACACCATTATTTACAGAGCCATCATTGTTGAGCAATCTAAGACTTGGATTTTTAATAACCAATTGGGTTTTGCGTTCAATCAAATAATTTTTAAAGTGCATCAAGATTTCCTCATTGCGCCCAATTCTGGAAATCTCCCACGCATAAACTGCTGCAATGTCATTGTTGTCAATTGTCTCATAAAGTTCATCAAGTTGTTCAAGATAGAGTTTGTTGAGTTTGATAGCGGAACTGCCAACACCCTCAATAATAATCATCTCTTCTTCTGTCCAATTATCAGATTTCGCAAGTTGAATCAATTCATTTTTCTGTGATTCAATTTCCTGTCTAACTGTTGATGTGCGAACTAATAAAATAACCTTTGCCATAAGTAATATGAATTAATTTTTTAACTTTGTGGCAAAGGTCAGGAAAAAAAATGTTATATGCAAGTTTTTGGTGGTTTTTTATTCTCAAACGTTACAACGTTTATGACTAATTAACAGCCGTTATTGTATATCAATATTTCTTCTTGGTGTTGAATACATTTGCAAATGAGGGTTTGGAACATCCTTTTTCATCATACATTCCAACAGGTATCTCTCCCATTGATGTTTGTTCATTTCTGCACCAAAGAAATAATAGTTCCAAATCATTTCAGTGTTGTCCTCGCATTTGCACTCGCAACAACCAGTACTTGGTGTGTATAAGGGATATAATGCTGCATTGTCATCAAGAAACTTCTTCAAGTATCTTTTCAGCAATTCAACCTGTGTTCTCAACGTGTTTGAAATGTAGTTCATATCATTTATTGAAACACTGTCGCTGTTTTCACTCTTGCCCTTTGTCACTCCAACCTCTGAGAAATGATATCCGATGAATGGAAGAGCCTCAAAACAGATTGCAAATGATAAATATGGATAGACTTTCAGAAGCAACGTTGAGTTAAGTTCTGTCACCTCATTGTCGTTTACTTGTTGCAGCAATTCATTGTAAAGAGGTACACCCAGTACATCAATAAGCCACAATTCCTCTGCAACGTGAAAGAATGGATATATCTCTTCCATATTGAAATTCATTGGTACTGGACAATACGCTTTAAAATAAGCCTCATTTATAATTGTGTATGGTCTAACTATCTCGCTCATATGTTAATCTAAATTTCTATTGTTATTTTCGCTTGTTGCCTTTTCGGTGTCTTCATCAGTGTCAACGACTTCCATTGTATTTGAGGTGTCAGTTGTCTGTGCAATATTGAACTGCAATGGTTTCAATATAAGTTGTGTGTCAACTCCATTCATTGCCAGTGCCTTGTTTATTGTGTTGATGATGGTTCTTCTCATCTTGTTTGCAACTGTCTTGTTATAGAGGTTATATGCAATGTTCAATATATTGCCCTCTCCACCAAGCATTGCACTGTCCGCTTCATAGCCTATAAGTGCCTTATTGCTTATTTTGTGTGCTGCAATTATCTTTGCGATAACTCTGTCGTTGTTCTGTTCAAAAAGGTTCACAGAGTTACCAGCATCCTTGTCAATCTTGACAAATGTTGCAGGTGTTTCCTCATCGTTGTTCTTGAAGTTAATAATGAGAGAGTTTGCATTGTCAGCACCAGTGAACATTGCCTGTATATTCTGAATTAACATTTCTCTGTCCTTTTCATCATCAACCCTATTGAGGGTCAATAAACCACTTGCAGAGAAGTTGTTTGTCACTGACCTTAAATCATACCTCTCAATCTCAATCTCTGTCTGTATTGGTTTCAATGCACTTACATAAGATGGAACGGGATACATTGCAATATCAGGTGAATAACTCTCATAGACAAACAGATATGCTTGTCCACCCTTTATTTCATCTTCCTCTGTAAAATTGAATGATTTCAGTTCAACAGGTGGATATAAACCAGTTTGTGTCCAATCAGTACATATCCAGTATGTCTCAACAACTCCATCTTCATTTCTTGGTGAGAAACGCACATCACTCATTGGTTGATGAAAGAATGAATATGTTTGGTCATCCCTGTTTTTGATGATTTGCAAAGCGAATGAACCATATAACACATAATCAAGACTTATTCTTTCAATCAGTTCATCCCAAGAATACTGGTAATTTGGTGTCAATTCGCTTTCATCGAACTTCATTGCATCATAGTCAACACCATCACCAAGAATTGCGGTAACGGCAAAATCAACACAGGATTTATGTGTTACGGAATTATAGTATAAATCAGATAGTTTTTGAGGATAGTCATTTCTTGTCCCCCACTTCACCCAACCCATTGAAGAGTCTCTGTTGATTGGCATTCCTTCAACCTGTTTTTCAAGTTTGATTGTTATAACGGCAGAACCATCCTTTCTCTTGGTCAATTCTATCTTTGGTTTATTCTTCGAACCTTTTGGTCTCGCCATAGTTTATTAGTATTTTATTAATTTATTTTTAATAAAAACATAAAAAATATGGAATAAATAATTGTTTTATTCCATATTCTCAATAATATATTAATTCAATTATGTTGTTGGTATTGCTTGGATTCTACTTGCATACTCACTCCAATTCGTTGCTGATTGATATGCTTCAACTGATTCTGTTGGAACATAGATTGGACAGTTGTTGGTATCTGCGAATACATAATTCCCTAATGTTGGTGTGGTTGTTGCTTCAACTGTTACACTTGTTAAGCCACCACAACCATTGAAAGCATTAGAACCAATAGATGTAATACCACTTGGAATTGTAATACTTGTAAGACCTGTACAACCACTGAAAGCAAATTCGCCAATGCTTGTCACACTATTTGGAATTGTTACACTTGTAAGACCTGTACAAGCATTGAAAGCACTTGTACCAATAGTTGTTGAGTCCAAAAGTGTGTATTTTACAGTATGTTCTCCCAGTGTATCAAATGTATAATTCTTTTGAACTGTATCTTGTTGAACACCATCAATCCATAACTTGCTGAAATTCTCTGTGCTGCCGCACAGCTTTGTTGCATAACTTGTTGATGTGACGTTAAACGTTGCAATTATGCCGTTAAATTCGGCTTCCATTTTGTACACAATATCAGTTCCAACCAATGACACATTTGGGTATTGATGTTCTGCTGCATCATATGCAGATTGATTTTCAAATTTTTGTATAAAATTTGCCATAATATATTATGTTATTTTTAATTTATTTTTATTCTGATATTGCTTGGATTCTTGAAGCATATGCGCTCCATTTGTCTGCTGCCTTGTATGCTTCAACTGATTCAGCAGGAACATATATAACAAGATTTTCGTTGGTTTTGGTGAATGCACCTGAACTCAATGTTGGCGGTGTTGTTGCTTCAACTGTTATGCTTGTTAAACCACTACAATTATAGAAAGAATTTTTACCAATAGTTGTAACACTATCAGGAATTGTAACGCTTGTAAGAGAACTACATTGATTGAAAGTATAATCAGCAATACTTGTCACACCACTTGGTATATTGATACTTGCAAGACCTTTACAAGCATAGAAAGCCCTTTCACCAATAGTTGTAACACTATCAGGAATTGTAACGAGTGTAAGAACTGTACAATTTTCGAAAGCATAACTACCAATACTTGTCACACCGCTTGGTATAGTGATACTTGTAAGACCTGTACAACTAACGAAAGCACTTGTACCAATGCTTGTTCCACTCAACTTATATTTCACTGTATGTTCACCTGTTGTATCAAATGTATATGTGGTTTGAACTGTATCTTGTTGTACACCGTCAATTATTTGATATGTGATATCGGTGTCTGAATTAAGCAACTTTGTTGCACTTTCAGTTGACGTTACATTATAGACACAGACAATATATTCTGGGTCATATTTGTACCATTTTACCTCATCACTGCCTTGAATGTAGGAAATGTTGGGAAAATCCTTGTTCAAATCGTTATTATATGCCGTTAAATCTGCATATGTATTTATATGATTTAATATCTTTGTCATATATTATTTTTTATTTAATATTTTATTCTGAAGGGATTGCTTGGATTCTGTCAGCATAGGTGCTCCATTTGGCTGCTGCCTTATAAGCGTCAACTGATTCAGCAGGAACATAGATTGGACAGTTATTGGTGTTGTTGAAGGCATTTACATTCGCCAATGTTGGCGGTGTGGTTGCAAGAATTGTCACACTTGTAAGACTACTACAACCACTGAAAGCATTAGTACCAATACTTGTCACACTGCTTGGTATAGTGATACTTGTAAGACCTCTACAACCTTGGAAAACACTGTTACCAATGCTTGTCACACCGCTTGGTATATTGATACTTGTAAGACTTGAACAATTACTGAATGCATTCTGACTAATAGTTGTAACACTGTTTGGTATAGTTATACTTGTAAGACCACTACAAGCACTGAAAGCATAAGCACTAATAGTTGTAACACCATCAGGAATTGTAACGCTTGTAAGAGAAGTACAACCAAAGAAAAGATAAGAACTAATAACTGTTACACCGCTTGGTATATTAATACTTGTAAGACCACTACAATTTTGGAAAGCCCTAGCACCAATACTTGTAACACTATTTGGTATTGTAACGCTTGTAAGACCTCTACATTCAGTGAAAATAGAATCACCAATTGTGGTTGTTCCGTTTGGAATTGTAATGCTTGTTATATCCTTTTCAATGAGGTTTTTCAAATCCTCTTCGGCTTGTCCACCTCCACCACCAGATATTTCATCAATATAGTCAGCATATTGGTCAATAAGGGCACTGGATGGTACTGTAACACCCTTTGCCTCTATTGATGCCTTTATATCAGCCTTTGCGGCCTGTATTCTTGTTAATTCATCACTAATAGCCATAATCTAATCTCCTTTCCTTAAATACTTGCCAAAATGGTGTTTATATTTCCAATCATAGCATCAATCTCGCTCTTGGTGTAATAATTTGAAACGTCTGGAAATTCTGTCTTGTCAGCCTTGTTCTCCTTCAAATCTATCAATGCCTCGGCAATTGCAACCTCTTTGGGATTATATTCTGCCTTTGTTACAAAATCGCTTGTGTCGGGAATTGTAGGCTTGTTTTTGATATAATCAACAGCCGTTGTATCTGTTTGGTTCCAGTCTGCTTGCTGTTGTGTTCCACCTGTTGAAGAGATAACATTGTTTGCGTCAATCGTTATGTTTGACCCTGCGGTGAGTTTATCTTGTTTTCCATCTTCTAACTCATTTAAAGCAGTTGAAATAACCTCTTCCTTGGTGTCAAATTCAGATTTTGTCAAGAAATCACTTGTGTCTGGTATCAATGCATCAGTTTCACTCTTTGTATAGTAATTAGCAAGACTTTGATGTTCTGTCAGATATCCAGCGTCATTTGTAAATGCACTTACATTTGTTGGAACTGTTGGAATTGTAGGTTTATTGGTCAAATCATCATAGTCACCACTGAATGCATCACTTATATCTTGTTTTGTATCTAATTCAGCATCAACCTCTGATTTTGTATAATAATTGTCAAGACTTTGGTGTTCTGTTAAATATCCAGCATCATTTGTGAATGCACTTACATTTGTCGGAACGGTTGGAATTGTCGGCTTGTTGCTCAAATCATCATAACTACCGCTTGTTGCCACCGTTGCAAGGTCAGCACTTTCAGCATAGACAGTTAAGTCTGGTTTATTACTCAAATCATTATAGTCACCACTGAATGCTGTGCTTGCGTCCTGTTTAAGTGCCAATGCAGTGTCAACCTCGGTCTTGGTATATGTATCAGACTTGTCAGCCTTTGTGGCCAATGTTGTGTTGATGTCAGCATCACCTTGGATTCTTGCAGCGATTTCTTGATTTACAACCACTTGTGTAGCAAACGTATTGTCTGCGGTGGTTTTATCATAATAATTTGCAGGATTGAATATGTCAGTCAATGGAATTGATATTGGTTGCTTTCCTGCGTCTGTATTGAATGTGATAACCAAATTGCCGTTTGAAATCTCAACGTTCTCAACCATTCCATCCTTTATGAATGCATTGGCATCAATATAAGCCTTGATGGTGTTTCCGTGTTTGAAATTGATTCTTCTTGTATTGGAATCATATTCAGCACCGTCAAAATAATCCTCAACGTTTGGAATAAGCGCATCAGTTTCACTCTTTGTATAGTAATTGGCAAGACTTTGATGTTCTGTCAAATAACCTGCATCATTGGTGAATGCGCTTACGTTTGTTGGTACGGTTGGTATTGTTGGTTTGTCTGACAAGTCTTCATATGAACCACTTGTCGCAACGGTTGCAAGGTCTGAACTTTCAGCATAACCTTGGCTTTGAACCCATTGTTCTGTGGCATAACCGTTCAATGCTGAATTGGTGATATAACCAGCACCATTTGCAAGTTCCGCATTGTCGGTTGGAATATCATCTGTATTTGCTTTATCAGCAAGCAGAGCATCGGTTTCAGATTTGGTATAATAGTCATCCATATCTCCACCGCCACCAATTTCCTTGTTGGCAACCTCATCGAACTTATCAATTATGTTCTCTTTTGTAACTGTCGCTCCATCAATCTGTATCTGTCCAATCAATCCACTGAACAGGACATCATTGTTGGCTGCTGAACGGAAAGTGACCATTTCACTATCATCAAGCAGCATAATGACGGTATTGGCAGCGAACACAAGTGTTCCGTTGTCTGGATAGAACACATTGTTCACACCCTCAACGGAAAATCCATTTGAATTTGAGTTAATTTTAATCATTGTGTACTACACTATTTTTTTATATTATATTTCCGATTTCCTTTGCTGTTTCTTCAGCATTATTCTGTGATAGGTTGCAGTCATCATATCTGAATGACATAATTTTCTTTCTTGAACCCATAAGTTTTAAATCAACTGACTGGTCATCACCCTTGTGTGCGATTGCTGAAAGACATCCCTTTGGAAAGAGATATGTCTTTTCTCCATCAGTGATTTTAACACTATTTCCTTGTACTGTTATGTTATGCATTTTTATTCTGATTTTAACTTTATATAAAAACAAAAAAATGGGAGTAAATGAATTACTCCCAAGTATTGTTTAGTTTGTACAAGTTCTTATCCAATTTTCTGGTATTCCATCATCGCCAGTAGTCCAATCATTGTTGTTGCAATTGTAAATAAAGTTTCCATTATAAGCAACATTTAATAGAAAATGGTCAACACACTGTGTGGCAGACAAATTATATAGGTTGCATTTAATTTGTTTCAGCATTTTGCAACCACTGAACATTTGCCTATAACAGTAATTTGCAGGCACAAGTGCAGTTAATTGTGGTGCTGTAACCAATGAAGTACAATTTATAAACATACTGTCATAACAATAACTTGCCAACGTTGTTGCAGGTAATTCAGGTGCTGTTATCAATGACTTGCAGGCTTGGAACATCCACTCATAACAACCACTTGCCAATGTCGTTGCAGGTAATTCAGGTGGTGATGTAATTCTACAGCCAGAGAACATAAAAGCGTAACAACCACTTGCCAATGTCGTAGCAGGTAATTCAGGAGCAGAGGTTAATGATGTACAACCAACGAACATTCTTGCATAACATTGTGATGCCATTGTTCTTGCAGGTAATTCAGGTGCAACCCCCAATGAAGTACAATTTATAAACATACTGTCGTAACAACCACTTGCCAATGTCGTTGCAGGTAATTGTGGTGCTGCTGTCAATGAAGTACAATTTCTGAACATACTTACATAACAAAAATCTGCCAATGTCGTTGCAGGTAACACTGGTGGTGTCACCAATGAAGTACAACCTTCAAACATACTCTCATAGCAACGAACCGCCATTGTAGTTGCAGGTAACACTGGTGGTGTTGTGATTTTTTGCATTCTAAACAAATACCTACAACCATATTCTCCAATATTTGATGGTATGTAAACGTTTTCACAATCAACAAGATGTGGTTCATAAAGAGTTGTGTTTACATTAAACAAAGCAGGAAATTGCACAGTTTTTAATGTTTCATCAGTGTTTTGGAAATTATCTGAATAAATCAACGATTTGGGGTTTCCATAGGCTCTATAATCTGCTGTACTTACATATGAACTATTAATGGTTGGAACACCATTCACATAATAAGAAGTTCCAAATAAATTTCCAGAATTGTTTCCATTTGCCTTCCATCGGATAATATCACCTACTGAAACTGAAATATCCTCATCGTATGATATTGAAGTCCATTCGCCATTGTTTTTTGAATAATATATATTTGTCAAAGGAAATATTGTTTGATATATTTCGGATGTTGTCGGATATACACGGTGTATTTGTATTGTTCCATTGCCAAGTATCTCTGTTGTAAGGTAATCACCATCCAATATAACAGGTTCGTTGCAGTCATCCCCATTGTGACCCACTGCAAGCAATCTTCCCTTTCTGTAATTTGGTGGTGTAACATCAAACCAAGTTGTTCCACCATCCACCGAATATTGCTGTTTCTCTTGTTGATATTTGTTCTTGTATGCCATAAATTCGACTTTTTAAATAAAAACAAAAATGGGAACATTTTGTATTTATGTCCCCATTTGTTTTGTCATTTATTCACTTGCTGTTTGTACGGCTTCGCTATGTCACTCAGTGACAACCGTCCATCCGCTTGGAACACCATTCACACCAGTTACATTCCACGTTGCAGCACTGTTCTTGACAAATGTACCACTTGAAGCAACACCATTTACCCAATTAGATGTATATGAACTACTTGGTTTTGTTGTGAACATTGCCTTGATGTAATTAAGTGAGGTACAACCATTGAACATATTTCCGTAGCAAAAATCTGCTAATGTTGTTGCAAGTAATATTGGTGCTGTAACCAATGATGTACAACCTTTGAACATATTACTGTAACAACTATTTGCCAATGTCGTTGCAGGTAATTGAGGTGCGGTTGTCAATGATGTACAATTTTGGAGCATAGCATTGTAACAACTATCTGCCAATGTGGTTGCTGATAAAGTAGGTGCGGTTGTCAATGATGTACAACCACTGAACATACCTTGGTAACAATAATTTGCCAATGTGGTTGCTGATAAAGTAGGTGCATTAACCAACGATGTACATCTAGCGAACATATTACCGTAACAATAATTTGCCAATGTGGTTGCAGGTAATTGAGGTGCGGTTGTCAATGATGTACAACCATAGAACATATTTTGATAACAACTATCTGCCAATGTGGTTGCTGATAAAGTAGGTGCTGTTGTCAGATTTGTTTGTTTTTCAAACAAAGAACGACATCCATATTGCGCCATATTTGTGGGCAATACAAGATTTTCCGCACTGTGCAAGAATGTCAAGTTTGTACTTGCAGTATTCCCAAACAAACCCCATAAACAAACAGTTTTTACTGTTTCGTCATATGTTGTGAAATTGTCACCATATAAAAGTGATTTAACATTGCCATATACATTGATATTTGCAGTTGTACCATAGAAATTCTTATATTTGTATGCACTGCCATTTCTCTCATATGTTGTTATCACATTTGCAGTGAGGTCGTTGTATAATCCTTTCCATCTTACAACATCGCCAGCAACAACACTTACCGAAATGCTTGAATTATTTGTTTGCTGATACACCCATTCGCCATTGTTCTTTGAATAAGCAATTGTTGTCTTATCAAGAGGTTCTGTTGCTGCTGAAGAACCACTTGGAGTGTAAGTTGTCGTATTAAAATATATATAACCATTGCTCAATGCCTCGGTTGTCAAATATTGATTTTCATAACCGCAATAAGAAATAACATCACCCCTTGTGTCAATGCTGCAAGATGCTCCTTGTTGCTCCCATACAAGACCATCACCGTCTTGACTAATCAACTTTGTTGCCTTGTATATCTTCACACCATTTACACATTCATAATTGGTCTTGTCACAGACTTGGAACAGGAACATTGAATCAGAGGAAAGACCTGTACATTCTGTTGAGTTGCTTTCAATGAGTGTTCCAGTTCTTCTCTCGCCATCGGTTTTCCACTCTCCATCCCAATAGTACTTTATTTCGCTAACGTACTTGTTTCCATTATCACAAAGGTATGCGTCACTCTCTGTTCTCCATTCCTCTGTAATACCAGAATAGCCACAATCTGTTGAATTGGCTTCAATGAGTGTGTTTCCAATTCTTGTATTGCCTGTATCATCCCAAGTCACACCACCGTCTGTTGACCTTTGTTCCTTTTCAACGTTGTATTTGTCATAACCGTTGCATTGGTACACACTGTAAGGCATTTCTACCCATCTTGTTTGTATTTGTGGTGTAACGTCAGGATAGTCGCAAATGTAGTTGTCACCATCTTCAACCCATCTGTATGTCATTTCCGAACTTCCGCATTCCTCATCGTTTTCAAGTCTTACACTGCTGCTTACTTGTATTACCTCTGGGTCAACCTTTATCCAAGTCTCGCCATCAGTACTTTGATATTTAACCTCATAATAATATGAAGTAGTACCAACACAAATCCATCTTGTATCGTCAACTTCCCATTTGTATTGTGGTTCAGCACAATCAGCAGAACTTGCTTCTATAAGTTCACCAATTCTATAATCGCCTGTCTTTGTCCAAGTCTCACCATCGTCTGTGGACATTTCATAGTCCTCTCTTGCATACTTGTCAGGGCCCATACATATTGTTTCACCTGTATTGTCATTCCAACGGTAAATTACATCACCTACGTCAAATTGGCAATTGGGGTCATCTGTAATCAATGCGTCACCAATCCTTGTTTCATTTGTAAGAATATTGATATTGTCGGCATCATATCCTTTGTATTTGCGTTGAACCTTGTGTGAAACACCTTCAAAACAAACGAATGTGCCAACCTCGTCTTCCCAACGTACAAACAAATGGTTTTGGTAAATGTGTATAAGACAATCATCACCATTGATAAGGTTGCATATCCTTACTGTAAAGTGTCTTGAAACCAATTCATCTGTGTTTTCCGGAACCGTTATTCTCACTGTTGAAGTGCCTGGCACTTTCTGTGCTGTAAGTTCTTGTGACATCTCACAAATCTCAAAATCATCATATGCAAGGTCAACATAACTTGACACTGTTTGGTTCTTTGCGGTTAAATAATGTTCGATTGGATTGACCCATTGGGTTTTTTCTTCCAATATGAACTGTATGGTTGCCGTATTGGTGCCAGAGGTTAGTGTTCCATAATCAACAATTCTCTGTGAGGATGGGTTTCTTCTTGAAGTGAATCTAACAATGTATGACATCATACCGTTTCCACTCAATCTGCTGCAATTTATCCAACTTGGAATATTGTTCAAAGTCCAAGGGCAATTGTTTGAAATATGTGCTTCGTAATAGTCACCAATCCTGTTGAAAGTATAGACCTCTTTTGTCATTTCATAGAACTTGCAGTTGTCAACCGTTGCACAATTGCTGTTTGAAAATGTAAGGTCAAAGTCAAATTCCGTGTCTGAGGTATATGTGTCAACTATATTGAGATTTCTGTATCTTTCCTCATATCCTTCAAGACACATATATCTGTCAGTCTTTACACCGCTTAAAGTAACCATTTGAACAAGTGTGTAAATTGCCGTTGTGTTGTTCAAACATTCATAATAAGGAAGATTCAGACCTGTAATCGGGTCTTTTATCATTTGTGTCAATGGCACATATATTCCAGTCTCTGAATCATTCAATGTCAGTGAACTTGTGAAGAAAACACTGTTTTGCCCAACGTGGTTCAACGTAAACTCAATGAAGTTTAGTTCATCAACGTTGTCACTTGTCTCAACCGTATATGTAGGTTGGAAGCCAAATTCAAAACCGCTTGCAATCCAATTCCCTTGTGTTGTCTTGAATATTGCCGCATATCTGTTTTCCTTGAACTCAACAAGATTATATCTGAAATAATACTTGTAGTCTGACAATGGTATTCTGAAAACAAGTCTTTCAGTGTATTTTTTTCCATCATACTGCTGTGTGAATTGAAAAGTTCCTTTTGTGAACTCAATCTTGTGCATTGTTTCACCATTGGTGCAAGTGATTGTTGTGAACTCACCTGTTTCATTGTCATTGTCTATAAGCACGTGTTGATAAGGTGAAAGTCTGAACTCGTTAACAACACCCTCATTGTAACCGCAATTGTTTGAATAAGTCAACGATGGTGTTATGTTTGTATTCAATATAATGACTGGCATATTGCAGTCGCAATTGAATATAAGTTCTGCAATGTTTCCTTGTCCTGTGTTTGAGTTGAACGTGTATTTGTAGTTGAATGCAGCCGTAAATTCTGGTGTCTGCAAGTATTGCACTCCGTTGTAATCCTCAACCACAACATAGTATCTTCCAAATTTGAGCAAGTTGAGCAATTCAATCCAAGTCTCATCCCAATTCTCTGTCATTGACAGAGTGACACTGGTTGAGAAGTCAAGTCTGTTGTCAATGCTCTCCGTTACGTTAAGTGTCGCTGCAAAACCCTCTATCTTCAAACAGGTGTCATAGATTATCTGTCTGACCTCACATTTGTAATTGTCAATAAGATAATCAATCCTTGTTGTTTCCTTTGGAAGAAGATAGATGAATGGTTTAAGACTTCCAGCCAGATAACGGCATCTATCCAATAAATATTCTTGAACCATCTGATAATTTATATGATTTATTTACATTAAAAACAAAAACAATAAAAAATGGGCAAACCGTATTGTTTGCCCAAACATCAATGTATTACATATTTCATAGAACATCTTGCCTATTACTCATTAGTGCCTAATACTGTTTTGACAGCAGCAGCACTCAATGGAAGAGCAGCCTCAAGAGTATTAGCAGTAAGGCTTACAACAAGACCTGCCTCGGCACTTGCGTCACCGCTACCACTGTTGTTCACACCGTCAGCATCAGCCTCAAGACCAACGTTACGACCGAACATAAGATATGAGCCATCAGCCATACGTGCAACACCTACATATTTACCCAATGAAAGGGCATCAATAGTATCAACCATACCTGCATTATAAGCACTTGAATAAGAGAAACCAACAGTGTGGGTACGGTATTTGTTACCAGAAGCACCAACTGCAAGATTGTCAGACCAAGAAGCAGAATTGATAGCAGGTTCAACTTTGTACCATTTTGAACTTGCAGCCATTGTGATTGCGGTAACTTCGTTCTCTGCAACGGTAGTGGAAGTCACTTCTGCAAAGTTGGCAAGGTACAATTCAACAATTTTTGGGAGGGAATAACCACACTGGGCATCCTTTGTTAATCCACTATTTAAAAGACATACAGCCATTTTCGTAATATTTTTAAATTCTTATTTTCAATTATTGAACTCTTGAATAAACAATGAGGTCATCAAAGAGGATACCAGTACCAAGGTTGCTGATTGCTCTCCAACGGAGAATATCGTCAAGGTTGGTTTCTCTCATATCAACCACTTTGTAAGTAAGGTGACTATCAAAGATGTCAGTTGCAAGAGTAAGAGCCTTTGCAGGAGCAACGATGATTGTGGATGGGGTTTGCATTGTCTTCACAACAGGCATACCGTAGATTGCGATACCGCCACCATCTTTTGTGAAGTTGCTGAACACTCTGTCACCACGAACCTCGCAGCAGAGGTCACCAAGAGCCATCTCAAGGTATTTGTAATCGTTCCAGTTGAGGTAAATCTTATGCTCGGCAGTGTCAATCTGTGCAGTACCTGCAAGTTCAATTGCTTTCTTAGCAGCAGCCTTAACTTGGTCAAGGATATTGTCAACTGTGAATGCAGCACCGTTAATCTTCTCAACATCTTCACTTTCTTCAAGTTTCTTCTCAATACCGTCAACGGCATTTAATTCTTTCTTGTCAGAATCCTCGTCACCTCTCCAGAAGAGTTCCTGATATGCTCTTGACATTTCCTTACGGAGTTGGGTGAACAACCACTCAGTGAAAGGAGGAACATCTTGATTATGGTTAATGGAAACCCTAAGAGCCTCTGTGAGATAAGTCTGGAAGAACTCGCCATAGCAGAACTCGCCACCAAGGTCAATTGCTTCAGTATCAATCCATTTCTCTGCAAGACTGGATTCTGTAGTGTTTTTCCAAGCACAGGTATATTTCTCAAACCAAGCCTTTACTTTACCTGAAAGTAATTGTCTTTTTCCTCTTACATCAACAAGAACGTTGATTGCATCCTGTGCCACAATGTCAATATTGAACAAATCCTGTGTGTAGATTTCAGTTGCTTGCTGACCTACATAGGTGATATTGTCAACCTTTATAGAACTGTTTGGGTAATTAATTGCAGCCATTTTATTTATTTTTTACTTTTTATTCTTTTATTATAAAAACTTTTCTTTAAAAGTTAATTAAACCCTGTGCTTTGAGGCTTGCAAATGCGCTTTGAACACCAGTTTTCTTGGTTTCATTTCCTTTTGTCACAACCTTTGTTGAGGGTTTCTTGCTCATATTCTGATTTTTCTTTTTAAGTTCCTCGTTCTCTGCTTTGAGACTGTCAACTTCTGCTTGGAGTTGGTCAACGACCTCTTGGAGATTGTCTGCGGCTTCCTCTTCGGTTTCTGCCTCTTCCTCAACCTGCTCAATCACATCGTTTGCAACTTCCTCGGTTGGAGTTTCGTCTTCTGCTGCTTCAACAACTTCCTCGGTTGTGTCTTCCTCGTTCACAACTTCCTCAACTGCGTCTGCGGCTTCCTCAACGACTTCCTCTTGAACTTCGGTATCCTGTCCGTCTGCTTCTGTAACGGCATCTGAAATGATTTCCTTGATTTTATCAATCATTTCTTCAAATTTGCTTTTCTTTGCGGCCATATTTATTTCTTTATCTTCTTTATTTATTTTCTGATTTTTAATCTCTTTCTCGATTTCTTCCATATCAACCCAAGCCTCTACGGAAAAACCTTTCCATCGTCCGTCCTTTATGCTCCGCCAAATCTCATCGTCATCCACCTTGACCCCAATACACCAAGAACCCTCTGAGAAGTTCTCAATTCCAAGTGCCTTTGCCTTATCGTTCTCAACGTCCTCAACAATCCAAGATTCGACAACCGTAAGACCTTCTGCAAAGTCCATATGGTCTTTTGTCCAAGACTTCTGTCCGAAATTCTTCATAAACTTGGTCATAAGTCTTCTGATTGCGTCCTTTCCGAAAGTAAGGTAGAACTCTTCGTCACCATATCGTCTGTAAATGGGATAGTCAGCCCTCAGTGCGACACCGTAGAGCATTCTTCTTTCCTCATTCTGTATCTTGAACTCCATAGGTTTCTGTTTGGATAAAGCGATAAAGTTTGAATCAACTGCTGGTTCATCAACAAGACTGATGGCATACACATCAGAATTGCTCGGTACAACATTATATTTCTTTAATTTATCCATAATGAAATTCTTTTTTTAATAAAAACATTTTTTTATATGTTAAAAGTTCTTGTATATGTTATGGTTATATTATCCTTGTCCTTCAGCAATATATCCATAAGTTTCTTCCAAGTTGCCTGTGAGTTGATTACCTTTCCCTTGACCTTGTTCTCACCTACGATGAGACAGCCAAAAGTGTCATTTGCCGTTGTTCCTGGATGTATAAGTATTCCGTTGTAACCCTTTACGTTCAACACCCTTGGCATTTTATGTCCGTATGGTCTTGAATAATTTCTGTTCTTCTTTGCATACAGAGGTGATACGGTGTTCATATCAACCTTGTATGTACCAGTTGGAATTGCCGTAATACCGTATTTTTTCTTTTTCTTTATTTCCTCAACGGACATTCCATCTGAAAGAAATCTGTCGCAATCCTCAATTGTATCACAGAAATATTTTCCGTCAATATACAAATGACCAATGCAATATGTCTGGTTATTATATGTCCTCTTTACTAAAATCTTCATCTTTATCGTCAACTATTAGATAGGGGTTCATCAAGTCAACTCCACCCCAAATTATTTTTCCGTAGTTTACACCAAAACTTTCCCAATGTGTTCCCTCTGGTGCTTCATATGTATATACACCCTCATATTGTGTCGGCTTTCTGTATATCCCAAAATTCTGAATCATTTTTCAAATAGATTTATATTTATCCCCAAACCGATATATGGTTCTAATTGTTTTGACCTGAAACCGTAGCCATAACCGCCTTGAACTCCAATTGCTATCTTATTTTTCCTTTGCTTGTATATGGTCTGATATACGGTCTCTGTGTATTTTATGGTGTCCTTGGTATGAATATCCAATTTATAATTGTCAAGCCTTACCGCATTGATATCCAAGTCATAGTCCTTTTCATTAAATGCATAATTATGCAAAGTATCGTGAATATATACCTTGTTCTCCTTGTGTATGGTGTCATAATGGTATATATCTTTATATTTCGTCTGTGAGACAAAAACCGTATCGAAGTCCTTTTTGATATTGACAATTGTGTCCCTCTTTATTACCTCAGTCCTTGTTTCCTTTATCATCGGTTTTCTGAGGAAATAGAGGTAGAAATTAAGGCACATACTAATTGTCAGCAATATCGTCAGAAGCACCTTCATATCTCGGTTCTCTATCTTCTCTTTCAACTCGTTCATCTTCTATCTTAAACCTTTTGTATTTATAATGGTAATCTATGCCTATGAGACTGCCGCTAAAAGTAAATATTTCACCAATTGCAGCCAATACAGATGCTTCAATGATACCCATAGGCGGACACAGAAAGGAAGCGATAATGAGTATGACACCGAATATTGCAAGGAATACCCCAAGCCATAACTGGATGGTCATCTTCTGTTCCTCTGATACTGTATTAATTTTTCTTTTGTTCATTCTATCAGCCATCTTTTTTATAAAAACCAAACAAAAAAAGAGGATGCACCATAAAATGCACCCTCTTCAAAATATTTTTTTGTTTTAGTCTGCAAGACCTGCAAGTGTCTGTATCTTCTCATAGTTGTCAAGAGAGTTTGCAATGTCAACGACTTGTACAACATAAGTCCTTTCAGTTTCCTGTGGAAGTGGTTGTATTTGGTCTTTGAGATTCCAATCGGTAAGTTCTGGCATTGTTCCACCTTGTGCGAATTTTGTGATGTGTGATGTCGGTATCCTTACCTTTCCCTTTCCGTCAAAGAACTTGTCCATATCCTCTCTGGTTATCTTTCTCTTGATTGAGTTGATATAATAGAGCATTTCGGTATTATGGGTTGTTGTCTTCTTGTTTGTGATGAACTCATTTCCCTCAACCTCTGATATTCCTCTCTTTGTCGGTATCTTGTATCCACCTTCTGAATGGCTTGGTGCATCAATCACACCACCTTTTGCAAACTTCTGAGAAGCAATAAGACCTATCTGTGTTGCACCCAAAGCACCAATCGCTGCTGCAAAAGCATATGATGCGGGCGGTGGCCAAGCACCCAAAGCCTGTGTTATACCAAGTGCGGTGTTTATTACAGCATTGATGAGACTTTGTTGTTTCTGCAAAATCTTCCTTTTCTTTTCAAGTGCATCTTGTTTCTTCTTCAACTGTTCCTCTTTCTTTGCAATCTTTTCCTTTTCAAGTTGTTGCTTTTGAAGAGCCTCTGTTTCCTGAAGATATGCCTCTCTCTGTTTTGCAAGTCCGTCAATAAGTGCAAGTCTTCTCTCACCTCTTGCGGTTTTCAACTCATCCTCTGTCTCATTTATCTTGTCCTTATATCTTTGGACAATCTCTGCTTGTTTGTCATAGGCTTTCTCAACCATCTCGTTTTCCCTGTCAAGTTGCTTCTGCTCCCTGTCAAGTTCCTCTTCCTCCATATCATATTTGAGGTTCATTATTTCATTGAATGTTCCATACAGGTCTTGGAATTGGTTTGCGATTTTCTGTGCAAAGTCATTTAAGGAACTTCCCCAAGTTTGGAACAGGTCATTGAGTTTGTCTGATACATCCTCTGCTGATTTCTCGGCATCCTTTTTCAAATCATCAAGTTCCTTCTTTGCATCGGTGAACTGGTTGAAATCTATTTTTCCATCATTGAGTTGGCCTTTGAGGTTTTCATATTCATCCTCTGTTTCCTTTATGGTTTTCTTGTATGCATCAAGCACCCCTTGTAGCCTTTGTCTCTCTTTACCAAGGTTGAACAGACCAGTTGTTCTGTTGGTGTTCTTCCTTTGTTCTCTTTCAGATATATATGAAATCTCATCATACATATCCTTGATGGAATCAATTGTATTTCTGTTAGCCTCGTCTTGTGCTTGTTGCCTTTCCTGAATGCCTTGTTCTTGGATGGTCTTCTGCTCTTGTTCAGCATTTTTCCTTATTTCAGCCATTCTTATTTCGTGTGCATCAAGCATATCCTGTGCAGCCATAAGATATTCAAGAGCGACTTCCTGTTGCATCTTCTGTGCTTCTTCCTCTGAAATTACACCTTGTTTTGCCTGCTCATAGACCTCTTCCCATTTCTCGCTCTGTGCCTTTTGGTTTGCGGCAATCTGTTGTTCATAGTGTCTTTGCTCATTGTCCAAGAGGTTCTTCATATTCTGGTCACTCTCTTTGAGTTGAAGTTCATATTTCTTGTCAATATATGATTTTTCCTCTTTGAGCATATTATCGTGGAACTTCTTCTGCTCTTGCAGCATCTTGTTGTTGTTCTCAAGGTTCTCGTCAATATCAATGGTGTAGTCATACTGTATTGGCCGTTTCCTTTGGGTTCTTTGGTTCTCGTTCTCATCAATATCCCTATTGATTTGGTTGAGTTTCTGCATACCAGTAACCTCTGCAAGTTCATTTGCTGCTTCTCTCTGAATTGAAAGTATTTCCTCATTGAAAGCCTCAATTGCCTTTCTGTGTTTTCTATACCATTCCTCTCTTTTCTTTTGTATGAGATAATTGTATTTCTCTTGAATTGAAAGGATAAGTTCACCACGTTTCTTTCCTGCTTTCTCTGCTGCTTTCAACTCATCATCCCTTTGGTTTTCCAACAACTTGATTTCCTTGTCAAGACCCTCTTTCATTATTGCAGTCTGGTTATCCCTTATCTGCTTCATTATCTTGTCAAGGTCATCACCTGTTTTCTTTGCACTTGAGGTTGCAGATTTATGACTTGCTTTGTTGTATGACTTTTGTCTGTCTATCGCCTTTTGCTTGTACTCTGCATCAAGTGCTGCAAGTGCGTCTTGCTTGTGCTGTTCATCGGCAAGTGAGTTGTTGATTTCTTCTTGTCTTTGTTTCTTGTTGTATTCATCAAGTGCGGCCTGTCTTTTCTTTGGGTCTGATATTGCATTGATGTTGGAAAGTTCTGTCTGTTTTGCCAATTGTCTGTTTGCAGCCAATATAGCAGTGCCCAAGTCTTGCGCACGTCCTTCCATATCACTTACCCTTTGAGAGAAGATGTTGTACATTCTGTCAAGTGACTGTGCCCATTCCTCTTCGGGGAACAATGTGTGCATATTGGCAATGGCTGACTGATAAAGTTCATTGTCGGTAATCTTTCTGAACTGTTTTATGGCTTGTTCAGGATTGTTGAAGTTGATTTTGTTAATCTCGTTCTGCATATCACCAAGAATTGCCTTGGTGTCATCACCAAGTTGCTCAACCGCATCACCTGCTGTAAGGAATGCTCCGCTTCCACGTGTCCAACCTGCTTCAATCTTGTCAATACCTTCCTGTACTGCCTTTTCAAGCATATGATAATGCTCTGTGAACTCATCAATGTTCTTTATGTCTGCTGCATCACCCCATATTGAGGAATTGTTGAGATTGTCTTGCAATGCCCCTGCCTTTATCTCATCTTGTCTGTCCAAGAAGTCTTTAAGACCCTTTGCAGCATCAATAGCGGCATTTTCAACAGCCTTTAGTTTAAGAACCTCTGCATCAAGTTCCGATATTGCACCTACCTTTGCTGCCCTGTCAACCGCTTCAGAATATTCATCTATTTTCTTTGCGCTTCTCTCTGCTGCGTCACCAATCATATCAAGTCTGTCTTCAAGTTCAAGAGAACTCGGCCCTTTAAGTGCGCTGAATGCGTCTGCAAGGAGTTTAACTGCCCCAGTAAGCAACTCAAATGCTGCCTGAACTAATGCCAATATGATTGTTGACTTGAGCAAACCCTTTATTGCGACAGTCGCACCTTTTATGGCTACAGAAGCACCTTGCATACATCTTGCCATAAACTGACCTGCGACACCAGTAGACCTTAACAGTGTTGGTGTCTGTGCAATGTTTGCGTTTGCAACCTGTGCGTTCTTTGCAACCGTCTTCAACTCTTGCCATAGTTTCTTGAACTGTTCGGTATCAATTCCTTTTCCTTCAAGTTCATCCATATGGCTCTCAAACTGTTCCATATCATTGTTGAGGTTTTCAAACAATTGCTCGGTGTCACCAGTTTCCAATGCAACCTTTGCCGAATTGAGTTTGTCAATATCTGCCTCCAACCCCTCAATTTCTGCTCTTAGTCTTTCAGCACTTTCAGTGGAAATATTTGGATTAGCAGCCATTGTATTAAGCCTTTGCAATTCTCCAGTAAGAGCATCAATATATTTTTGAAGTGCTGCCAACTTTTGTTCTGTCGGTGCAGTGCTTATTACAATTTGGAAACCATTTATTGTATTTACAACATTATTTAATGAATTTTTGAACTCATTTGAGAATTGTTGTGCAGAACCTGCTGCCTCGTTGATTTGCTGTTTTACATTTGCAAACAATTGAGAAAGGTCTCCATTCTTGCTCCATTCCTGTATTGACTTCAATGCTGACTGATATTTCTTTGCACTTTCAGCAGCATTTCCAAAATAGGCTGAAACCTTGTTAAGACCTGTCCAATCACCAATCTTGTCCAACCAGTTCCATACAGCCTTCAATGAGTTGCCATATATAGAATTGGCATCTTGCATTGCCTTGTATTGTGTTTCAATACCTTGCATTATAAGCATAAGGCCACCGAACTTCTGTATTGTCTCATCAAGTTCCTTGTTTGTACCACCAAAGAGCATTTGAAGTCCTTGACCGATACCTGCAATACCTGCTGCACCTTGCATTATTTCCAACGTGTCAGACAGACCCTTTGCATTTCCCACATAACTTGAAACCTCATCACCTGCTGACTTGATTGCCGTTTTAAGCCTACCAAGAACGGTTATGGTTTCAGAGAATTCCTTTGTCTCGGTCTTGCCCTCAATGGTCATCTGTTGAAGTTCCCTTGTCAGTGTCTTTACGGCATCCTTGATTGAATCAAAGTTCCTTACCGTATCACCAACCTTTATCTCAAAGTTCTTTGGTGTTGCATTGAGTGACTTGTTGAAATCATCAACACTGCTCTTTGCCTTTGCAAGTTCTGACTGAACTGCGCTCAACTTTGTTTTAAGTCTGTCATATTCCTCTGTCCCAGGGGTTGCCTGTGCCAATTGTCTCTGCAAGTCGTTGCTTTCCTGTACAAGCCTCTGCATTTCCCCATAGAGTTGTTCAAACTTCGCTCTGAACGCTTCAATTTCTGCGGTGGGATAGTTGCCCACGTTCCGTCTGAAATCACCGTGTGCGCTCTCCAATGCCTTTAAATTGGATGTCAGTGCAAGTATTCTCTCATCAAGTTTGTTGTACTCATCACTTCCCAAGTCAACTGACTTCTGTTCTTTGGTTAGGTCTCTCAATTCTGCCCTAAGACCTGCAAGTGTGTTGGTATAATTACCAGCGGAATCCCTTGCCCCATTGAACATATCGGTCATTTCCTGTTTGACTTGCTTTGTCGCATTCTGCTGCTTGATTGTTTCAGACAGTGCTTCCTTGTATTCATCGGTAAGTGCTGCCTGTGCCTGTCCTGTCGCTCTGATTTCAGCAGTGAGTTGCTTTTGGATTGCAAGTTCCTTTTCCTTTGCTACCAAGTCATCCTTTGAAGATGAGGATGAAGAGGAACCAGTATCACCACTGACGATTGTCTTTTTCTGTTTTGCATCATCAATGTCCACCTCTCCCTCAATCTTTATCTTGCTTGACTTTATCTTCTTCAAAGAGGATTCAAGTTCTGCCAATTGCTCATTGAGGGATTTGGTAAGGTCAACAGATTCCTTCAGTCCATTGATAACAATCGAATAAACTTTTTTCTTATCTGCCATCTTATTTTAATTTATATTTGTTGATTTATCTTAAAAACATTAATTGACCACTTTTATCAACTTCAATGTGGTTGTATTGTTGCCAGTGGGGTCATATCCTGTTATCTCGCTTACCATATATAGGTCATTGTCTACCTTTGCCATAGCACCGTTTTTAAGCATATTGTATTCCATTGGTGTGATATAAACCTCTACCGTTGCGAAATTGGAGTCTGTCATTGGGATTATGTTGAAAAATCTGTCAAGTATTGTTCCTGTCTGATGTTTTAGGTTCAATATAAAATCCCAATATGTGTCAGTCGGAATGCTAATCTCAACCTCGTCACCGTTCCACATTCTGAATGTCTCTTGTGTCGGTTGGTCTCTGAACCAGAGCCTTTGTCTTAATGACAATCCATCGTGTTGCATTGCCTCGTCATTCTGCACTATGAAATATTCATCCTTTGAAATGAGTGGCAATCTCATATTGATAATGTGACCGTTTTCCTCAAATGTTGTCCTATTGTAGTCAATGTATGTGAAATCCTGATACCAACAATATGAGAACTTGCTTTCCAATGATGTGTCAGTATTCTCATTTGTGGTGTCCATAACTATCTTCTCACTTCCTCTGTCAATATAGTCCTTCCAATTTGATGCTCCTTGATGCTCAACGGTGTCAATGCTTCTGTATGCGCCTGCCTCATCTTCATCAATGTACCATTTCACTTGCATAGTGCTTGGATAGTCTATGCGTGAGAAGGTCATATCATCCGTATTAACCCTATTATCCAGTTCAACATAGTTCAATGGTGTAACATTTTTCTTTGCTTTGTTCAAAATAACATTTTTCCCATTCTGTATGTATTCCAAATTGAAAGTCTTTATGAAATTGTTGATGAAATCAGAAACCCTTTCCTTGTTGTTTAGGAAATTTCCCAATTTCAGTTTTTCACCCCAACCGCTGTTCTTTACTTCCTGACTTGGAAGATAGTTCAAGTTTTGCGTGTTGATGAATTGGTCTGTCTTGTCCGTATATGGTGTTATCTTCAAGTCATAGTTGAAATTCACCCTATATGTACCGTCACTGATTGTTCCAGATGTTCCACTGCCACTGCTTGTCTCTCTCTTGATTCCGTAATAGTATCTTGTAACCAATTCAAGAAACAGTCTGTCATTCTTTTTCAATTCAACCACACAAGTAACCCTACCGTCTCTTGTGAATGTTCCAGTGGTTGAGAAATAATCTGAATTAGGACAAACCAACGTTGTCTTGTTGTAGTCAGTGTTGCTTTCTGCTCCGTCCTTGTCTCTTTTGACGTAACCGTTGCATCTGAAATGAGATTGGTTATAGTCAGTGGTCATTGCGTTCCAAGACATACCGTTCTTGATAACAGCAGGTGATTGGTTCATTGTTGTGAAACCGCAAATGAAGTTTGGGTTTGCAAATGGGTCATATGCTATCGTGTTGTTCTTTCTCTGATAGTACAATTCATCCGGTATTGTATATGATGTTTTTCTGTTTCCGCCAAAACCGCCACCGCCTGAATAATTGGCTCTATTTGTCCTTGAACCGCCAAGACCTGAGCCACCGAATGTTCCGCCTGATGATGGTGTTCCGCCTGTTGTTCCGCTTGTTCCTGTATCTCTTTGGATTTTTTTGTACTTTGAATAATCCATTTCGTGTGGGTACATAATATGGTTTTCATCTGCTGTTGCAATCAATTCTGTTTCATTTGAATTTCTTACAAGATGTATTTCAACTGGCATCATATCGAAATTCTTTTGAAGCGGTGTTTCAACTTCTACAATCTCCGTGTTTTTGTCAACAATTTGGGTTGTCTTTTTCATATATGTCAATCCGCTTGTTTGCTCATTTGCAATTGAAACATTGCTCACTGACAGTTCTATTGTATATAGACCGTCAGCAGGAATGTAGATGAAACCGCTTGTGTTGTATGGACTGTTGCTTCTGTATATATATGGGTTTGTAGGTGGTGTGGTGAACGTGTGGTTTGCCGTTCCTGTGTTTGTACCGAAAACATCAAACCAACATATTCTATCCCATTGGTAAGTGTCATCATATACCAATTCTCTTTGGAACGTGAGGTCTTGGAATGTTCCTATTACTGGTTTTTCCCAACGTCTGCCAGATGTGTATGTGTCGTTGTTGGTTGTTGTAGAACCGTTAAGCATACCTGAATTTGAGTAAGAACCTGCAACGTGGAGATTTCCTATTTCAGCCTTGTTGAGATTATATGTTGGGTCTTGCTCTGAATCAATGTACTCTGACATATACATCATTTTCATTGCTTTGTCGTTGAAAATATCACCTGTGACCGTATAGCCTTTCTGATTGTACAGTTTCTTCACAACCTCCAAAATGGATAGTGATGGATGGAATGATTCCCAATACCAAGTATTGTATGAATCAATAGTAAGTAAGTCAGTGTATTCATTTATCTCACTATTGTAAATAGCCTTTGGGTCTTTTTGGAATGCACCATAACAGGCAAGAGGGAAATAATAACCACTGTCATACCAGTTGTTCACAACGTTTATAGTTGAAGTGCCGTTGAAATCAACCTCCCATACAAGGTCTGACATAACCATATCACCGAATATTTCCTCAACATTATATAACTTGATATTGACCAAATTGCACTTGTAGTTCTTTGTCTGTGTGTCCGTAAGCCTCAATATTCCGTTGAATATCATCAAACCGTCAGCAATGACCTCACAGTTGTATTTGGTGTTGAACTTGTTCAGTTTTGACGAGTTGTTGGCATAGTTGAATATCTTGTTGTTTTTTGATGTTGCAGGCAATTCAAATGAAAATGAATATTCACCTGTCTTTGTTGTAATTGCAACAGGGTCAAACACCAAGTTGTTTATCCTCAAATTAAGGCTTTCCATTGAATATATGTCAACTTTCTCTCCGTTGACAATTATTGACACTTCGTGTATCTTGCTTATCATATTTCTGATTTGTTATTTTGATTTATATAAAAACAAAAAATGGGTAATCTTGAAGATACCCATTCTTGATAATATATGGAAACCATTTTAAAAATGGTTGGAATGCTAAGAAAGGTCAGGCATCGAATACTCATAGGTTATTCTTGCCGAATAGATATGGGATGTGTTGTTGCTCTCGCTTATCTCAAGGTTGGTAATGTTAATGTAATACCTTATGTCGTTCAGTTCAATCCACGCACGTTTGCAGTTCTGAAGCGAATAGAACAGATAAATGCCGTTCTTATCAATATAATGTGATGCGTGTTTCACCTCTATGTCAATTGTCTTGTCATATATTTTCTTCTTTTCCCTTGAATTGGTTTCGTTATAGAAATCAAAGTCCTGTTTCTCATAGTATTCCAAGTTTTCCTTTCTTGTCTCTGTCCTCTCACCTGTGAAGTCAAAGAATGAAACACCATTGTACTCATTGTACCAATATACTCTCCTTACCTCTCTCTCATCTGTTGCATTTATTGGTTTGATTACGTTGTATCTGATTTTGCCAACCCCAGGTATTGTAAGGTCAACATATGAGGATTTGCTGAATTTTTCAGCATCCAATGCTATTGTATATGTCTTCAGTGATGTTCCCTGTGTCTTGACAACATCGTGTTCTATACTTGCTATTTTGTTTTCTGCTGAATCATAGTAGTCAACATAACCACTCACAAAACCATAAGTACTTGTATAGACAGAAAACACAAGACTTGGGTAATAAGTGTACAGATAGGTGTTGTTGTATTGCAATCTGTCATCACCTCTGCTTACGTTTGCAGCAAAGAAATTCCCTACTACGCTGTTTATAAATGGCTGTGAGAAATTGCACAAATATCCGTTTGTTATGTACATTGGGAATGTCTGTTCCGCAAAAACAAGTTTCTTGTCAGAGAAGCCATAAACACCAATTATGAACTGTTGCAAATCCTCATAATTGTCTTCTGAGAGCAAAGTATTCAATACAGGTGTCACATTGAATGAAACTGGCTCACCATAATAGTTCTTTTCCAATGAGGTTATGAAATCCTTTGGGTCCTGATATGAAAAACTTGGGTCTCCGAATGGTGCTGGTGTAACGTACTTGTATATGTCGCACATTATCCTATTTGACTTGCCTTGCAGCATTTGGTCATTTGTTCCACCGTTCACTGTCCTTACCCAAGAATATATCGAAGAAGGAAGGTCTGTTGACACGTTCACATTGAAGTTCTTGCCTGACTTCTTTGCCTTTATGTAAACAATAGGATTCATTGAACCGTCATCACCGTCAGAGAGCCATACATTGAAGTTTGCAGCGATAAAAGGAACGTTTCTGAATGCTCTAACTATTGTGTGGCACGAAAACATCTGATTCTCATAAGAATTGAATTGTGGTAGCCAAAATGTAGTGCCACCTACATTGTTCTCATCAAATGTGCTTGTTATGTTGTATTCACCGAAATTGATGTTGTACTGCGTGTTTACCTCAATGTTGACAATGGTGGTGTAGTGGAAAGTGTATTCAGCATAAGTGTTGCTTGTGCTTGAACCAGTAAACGTTACTATATTTGGAACACCACTTAGACATATGATGTTGTTTGAGTTTGTCAGATTGTTGAAGGTTATTTCCATATATTTCTATTTTAAAATAATTCTGATTTATATAAAAACTTATTATGAATTAAAATAATCATCAACCTCTTTGAACAATGCATCAAATATCATATCGGCATATCTCTTGTCAAACTCGCTGTCAACATACTTGTCCAATGCTTCCATAACCTTTCTTGCCTTGTATCCGTCTCTCCATATCGCATACCTTACAGCATAGGCAACGGACATTATATTGTCATTTGAACTAACTATATGTTTTCTTTTTAACCATTTTGCAATTTCAAGCACTGGTGGTTTCTTACCTGTCTTTGGCATTCTTCCACTCTCAATGAACTCTATGTAATGGTTGAAGAACAGATTTATGACAATCTCATTCTCATCTTGTTTGAACTGTGTCTTTATCTGATTATACAGGTTAGAATCAACGAGTGTGTTCTTGTTGACTTTCTCGTTGATTCCAATGTTAGAACTCATTATTTCCCTTACTCCTTTCAGAATGTCTTGGGTTATTTCCTGTACTATTTTCGCTAATTCTACTGTCATTATTTATGTGGTATTAAAACAGGTCTTAATATTAAGTCATTTGATTTTGATGGTGGGTTCACATCAATGAGGTCAATTTCCTTATCCTCTTTTTCCACTGGTATGAAGTCCTCGCTGAAATTGTCCATAAAGTCACAGAGGTTGATTGGGTTTGGTATCACAACTTCCAATGTAAGCCTTTGTCCGGCACTTTTGTCATCTGTGTATTCATCCAATGCAAGGAATGAATAATCGTGAATGTCAAGTTTGCCCATAAAGTAAAGGTCTTGCTTGATGTAGTGGACAAACTCAACACCGACTTGAAGAGCATCTGACTGACAATCAAGAACAGAATATTCCTTTGTCGGGAAACCAAGAATGTCAATATTAACAGTCATCGTGAATGGTTGGTTTGGCAATGACACCAGTAATTGGAAATATGGGTCAGTGTCAATGTTGAACTGCATATAGGCATCGTTGTTCTGTGCGTTTGTATACACCTTGTTCTTGTATTTGGAATACTTTACAGCCTTGTGCATTAACGCAATGTGTATGAAATAATCAATTAATTGTTTTAACATATTTTAAATGTTTTATCTTTTATGTAATTTTCTTTGTTGGTCTTCAAAATCACTCTGTGCTTTTTCAGCATATGCGTGGTCTAACTCATAAGTCATATAGGTTAGGAATTCTGTAAGATGGATTTGATGGATTTTCTGTACTTCCGTAATTTTATCGTCTGCGGCAGATATAACCATTTTCGTGAACCCATACTCTTTATTGAATCTAACATATTCTCCACAACTGCGTCTAATTGGTGGGCGAGGGTCGTTATAGAGTTTTGAGAAAGATTGCTGCACTCTAACCCTTTCAGCAAAAAAAAAGTGATAAGTGGCATTGTTTCCGTTATCGGCATATCTGCAAACATCTTTCTTCTCGCATCAAACACATTGTTTGCAAACTCTGTGGTATATTCCTCATTTACATAATATGAAGTACCAGTAACGTGGTCTGTCTTCTTTCCCTTTTCCTCTCTGCACAATATTGCCAACAATGATGGATAATCATACATATTGTTTCTCAAAACCATTTCTGCATCCTCATATTCCTTTACCTTGAGGCTTTCCATATCGTTGATGACAAAGTGTATTCCATTGTGATATAATTCCCTTGATGGCTTTTGCTGTGGCATTGGGTCTAATACAAAAGCAAAATTTGCCATTATTGAATTGTACAACTCAACTGGTAATATGTCATATTTCTCCATATCGAAGTTGGTGAATATTCTCAATAGGTCTTTGTCCGTAATGTTGTATTTCTCATCCTTTTCATTTGGCATTTCCGTATTGTTCCTCTTTGCTTCCATCTTGTCAAGTTCCAATGCATCTTCCTTTTGCTTGGACAATGTAAGGTAATCGGACATCATCTGCAATGTCACTTTTTCCCATTTGTCAGGTACGGTTATTTCCCCGAAATCAATGACTGTTTCCATTTTCTTGTCATTATGAAGCATTGTATCTGCTTTTTTTCTTCTTACCATTTTATATCAATTTAT